CTAGCCGCCCATTCATCGTGATGAATTTCAAGAATCTCACGAAACCTGAATAGACCGCCAATCATAGACGATGTAAAAATGCTGCTGCTGGCAGTTAATGTGATGCTTAACCCCGTTTGGGCGGACGCATAAACAGTTGTTGTTCCAGTGTTCTCATCCAAATACGGGCCATCTACGGTTGGGTACAGCCCTAAAGAAAAGAAATTTGCGGTTATTCTGTAAAGTTCACGCGGCTGATAGTCTTTGTGGGTAAAATAAACTACATCAGCAGATTGTGTGTAATTAATGCCATTAAGGTCATTCGCTCCCCAAGGCGTTGAAATCTCGTGTATTTTGCCGACTCTTTCAGTGTAAGGGCTGCCAGAGCTTGGAATAAAAGTGCCAAATCCTGTTCCATCAACAGCCGTGCTTGCGGGGTGCAGCAAGGTAAATGTTGTAGATGTCGAGTTTGTTATCTGAAACTCTCTATTGTTAAGCTCCGTCATACCCTTGACGCCAGTGATGTAAACTCTGTCACCGTTGCTAAACCCATGCGCAGAATTTGTTGTTATTTGTACCGGGTTGGCATTTGTCGCCGCTGTGATTATGTCGCTACCAGTACTATTTGGCGCATTGAGCAACACACCATCTGATGTGTAAAAGCGCATATACTGGTTTCCAAGCTCTAACACATATGCTTGCTCGTCACTGTACTCGAACGGGATAAGCCGGATAGCGGTTTCTCCGCCACTGCTGGGAATTTTTGCCGTGCCTATGTACTTGGTGCCAGGTCTGCGTGTGATGCCACCTTGTGGAAACACCAGCATGTTCTCTAGTTTCTGAGCGCCACTGTTATATTTCTGTAGGTCAATGCGGCCTTCAAGGCGAGGGGATAGCTCACCAGCTTGAAAGTTTGTGACGATAGATGAAACGCGGGCCATGCCTAGAACCTTATGTTCACAAAGTCATCAGCAATAATCTTGTCTGGGTATCCTTCCATAGCGTCCATAGAACGGGCCTCCCGTAACCGCTGTTCATACAGAGCTTGCATCTGCTGCGCTACTGTTGTGCTGCCAGTGATTGCATACGCGGTCTCTGCTGCAAGGCGATGCGCAATCGTGTTGGACAGCATTGCGTCATATTGCTCTGTGTCAGTGATGCGGCCAATATAAGTAATCTTGCATGTGCCTTCATCGCTCAGGATTTTACGGCCTTCAATCTTGTACATCACCTGACTGTCGTAGGCTGCAATCTCGCTGTCTACGTTGCTGTTCCAGAATGATAGGACTCGTAAGCAATAAGGGTCAGTTGGGAGCGTGTACTGGTAGCTAAACCCAAACGCAGGTGCGGTTGAATCTTTGGCAATCTCGGCACGGCTTATGGCTGTGTTCCAAGGGTGGGAGCGCAAAACTGCGTCGCGCACGGTTTCAAACCGGCGGTTACACAGTCGTGCTTCTTTGGAGTTTTCTGTCAGAGCAGTAATCGTAGCTGCACCCAACAGGTCCATTGCCTCGTTACAGATTTCCACTACGGATGGCATTACTTCACTAACCTTTCCAAATCAATCAGGACGCCTTGGCTCGTGTTAGAGTCGCCGCCCTTCCAAATCTTGCCTTCATCCTTTGCTTCCTGCACAAGCTCCTTGAGCCGTGCTGTTGGCAATATTACCACAGTTTCGCCGTCTATGATAAACGCCCAGAAGTCTGCCTCTGTTGTGTCTATGCCTGACGGCTTTCCCCTAGAAAAAAACTCCACAAACACTCTGCCGGTTCGTGAAGCCTTAAAGTCCCTCTTAATCTCTATGGTCTTGGACATGAGTATGTCGGCCAACCAGCTTTCCGCCATCTGCCCGACCTTCAAGTCGTACCTAAAATCTCTGTTAAACTCCACTCACCCATTCCCCTGAGTCGGAGTGAAAGGAGGGCGGATTTCAAGCCCGCCCCCCTCAAGTGGTCAGTTAGCGACCTGCGGGAGAGCCTCAAGATTGGCAATGAGGTCTGAGTTTTTAGTCGTCATTGCCTAGCTCTCCTATCAGTCTGGGGTTTCGTCACAGTTGACCTGTACAACCTTGGCCTTTTCCATGCGTACCGCGCCGATGCTCATGCAGTAGTACACTTGAGTCGCGTAGCCCTTGTCGGAACGCTCATCAATGCGTGCAGAGACATCTTTGCCAATACCCAGGGTAACGCCATCCTCGGCCCAAGCGAAACACTTGCGGACATCACCAGATGCAGCAGTTTCTGCGTCATCAGTGGTGTTCAGGCGGTTGGTCATGATGAACTTGAAGCCCATGAAGGTGTCGAGTTCGCCCTGTACCAGAGCCTTTACAGTGTTGAAGTCGCTCGAAGTTACCGTGGTGTCAGCCAGCAGATTCTGAATCTGGCTTGGGCCAGCGGCAAAGTAACGAGGAATCGACGGGTCAACGTCACCAAGGTCAAGCAACTCTTTTGCCTGACGCAGCTTTGCGAGGGTCAGGTTGGTGTTGCCGTTAGCGATGTAGTTGTCGTCAGAGGAGCTAAACGCTGCCTCAGTGCTGCTGCCGGTTTCGCCAGTGGAGGCTGCGCCAAGAGCGGCGGTGATGACAACATCGTCCATTGCACGACCCATAGCTGCTGCTGCGGCTTGGGCGTAAGACGAGGTTGGGTCGATGAGCATACGGATTTTGTCCTGGTCATCAATCAGGTCAGCATACTCGTAGTCCGCCAGGCTCAGACGACGCCTCTCATGAGGTGTGTCAAGCTGCGGAGTATCGGCGTGGCGGGTGGTGCGAAGCTGCGCCGTTGCCAGACCGATTTGGTCGATGAAGGCATTTTTACCAACAACATTCTCAATGCGTACTGCGTCACGCAGACGGGAACCCATCTGCTGTGAGAGCATCTGCACGTTTGCAGAATACTGTTGCACAAATGCCGTAGTGACTTGAGTAGACATTAGCCTACCTCCTTCTCTACAGTTGCGTTTACAGTAAGTTGCGGCGTGCTACCCTCACGGACACTCCTGGCTTTTCGGACCTGCTTTCGGCCACCGTCTTTCCGGTTGTCGGCAGGACGGGCTGACCCGCTACCCTGCGTCACCCACCCGTAGTATGTATCTGCGAGTAGGTGGGGATTTAGTACGTCTCTTTGAGTACCATACTCAAGTGCGAGGCGCAAACATTCGAGCCTAAGCTCTGTTTTGTCATCCATGAACCATTTCCATTAGCTCTTGAACGCGGTCAATAGCTTGCTGTCTGCCGACCACATTCTTGCGGTCAGTGTAGACGGGCGAAGACATGATGCTTTCAATCTCAGCTTGCGCCTCACGACGAGATACTGTGCTGCTGATTGTGCTGTCAGCAACAGTATCTTCGCTTGTTACGCTGGAGCGAAACTCAGCCATATTGGCAAAAGCCTTGATAAAGTCTGGGTGATTGCCAACTTTAGTGCCGTCACTTAGGCGCATCTCAAGAAGGTCGCTGCTGCCAAACTGCTTGGCAATTTTGCCAGCATCTTCAATACGAGCATCAAACTCGTCGCCCCACTCCTTGCGAAGTGTCATCTCGGTACTGCTACGCTGCTGGCTTTCAGCGGCCTCACTCATGCTGCCACTTTCCTGCACCATAGCGCGATAGTATTCCAGCACACCGTTAGCTTGGTCAGGTGTTAGGCGCAGGTTATGCGCTACGTCAGCGTAAGACTTCGCAACATCCTCTGTCACAATGTTGCCATCAACCGGAATCTCGTAGCCATCCGCACTTTCTGGACGGCCAAGACGGCTATAGATGTTGTCAAGGTCTTCGGCTGTTGGGTTGACTGGCATTGGCAGCTTGTCTGCGCCAATCAGTCTCTGTGCGTTTACATAAGAGCGAGCGAGGTTCTCGACATCCCTAATTGGTCCTAGGCTTGGGTGGTCACGCAAATCCTCCGGTATAGTGGATAGGAACTCGTTACCAGACCCGCCCTGTGCTACTTCTGCTGGGGTTTCCATAAGCGTAGCTTCAGGCTGGGCTACCTGTTCGATAGCTTCCTCTGACATTGTTACTCCTGTGTCATCATGTTGTGGATATGAAGCAGGACAGCGCGTTTGCCCTCTTCAAATGCGGTGGCGTTTGCATCGCCAGCCACATAGCTGGACGCCCTCCAGTTCGCGCGGGCCTCCAAGTCTCGCAAGACCTTCTGACCGCCCTCGGTCTCAAAGGTCTCTTTGTACATATGCTTCAGCTTTTCTATGTCCTTCACGACTGTACCATCCTCACGGCCTGTGCAGCCTGTGCTGTTGTGTAAACATCCTCTTGGTCACGCTGGCGCTGCATAGCCTCTTGCTCTGCTTGCGCCCGCGCTTGCCGTGTTTCATCAACCTCACGCTGGGAGCGTAGGGTTTTCTTGGGAACGCCAAGGGCGTCAGTCACATGGCGGACAAGTCCATCAGGGTCGATGTGGTCGCCTACCGGAAGGCTTTGAGCCAGAGGCAGTAGAATTTCAAGCGCCCGCATAGTGTTGTTCAGACTGCTTGACTTCTGCGCCCGTGCCAGCGGTGAGACATACTCAATATCAATATCACGACCTTGCAGAACATCAGGGGCTGGTGCCAGCATGTCGTTCCGCAACATCAGCGCAAACACACGGTCAATCAGCGGGCGAAGCATCTCGTTCATGAGCCTTCCCAGCACAGGGCCAATCACTCTCATGCGCTCTTCCTGCCTTTGAATCACCTCTGTCGCAGTCATCTGCGGGGAGCCAGCAGTTAGAATCTGGTCAACATAGAACGCTTGCCGAATAGCGGTGCGGCGCTGTTCTTCCATGTTCAGGCCAATAGGAATGTTGGCACCCGTATTCAGTGGCGTAATCGTCTCGCGAGAGCCGGAACGGAAGAAGTTCAAGCCACCGGGCTGGGTGCGAATAGGCAGCAGGAAGCCGTCATCAGGCACCAGCAGTGGCGGGTCAATCTGCTTTTGAGCCGCTTGGATGATGGTTTTTGACATAAGATTCAACATCTTAACGTCAGGCAGCGCTGTCATTGCAGGGCTACGGCCCATCACTTCGCCGGTAGCTTTCAGGAAACGTGGCACCACATAGGGCAGTTCTTCAAAGCCACCTTGTGAAATCTCCATCCCGGTAGCCTTGCAGACATATACCGACATGAACGGCATATTGAGATTGTCCGGTGCGGTCACGTCGCGCTCAATGCGTGGCATCACTGCGTGCAGGATTTCAACCTCTTCATCGCCATTCTTTTCATGCTTCTTGCGGATGAAGTCACCGACGCGCTCAAGGCCGAAACGCTCCACAGCCTGTGTGGCTGTCATTTTGTAGAGCCGGTAAACCGTGTTCACCATGCCGTACTGGTCTTCCTGAACATAATATTCAGAAATGTGACGGGTGCTGAAACGCAGGTTCTTGCGGTCCATCTCGCAGAACATACAGGCCGTGCCAAACACAACCAGGTCCACATACGCCTCATGCACCTCAGTCTCAAAGTTTGAGCGCTGGAAGGCTTGCATCATGCGCATACTGCTGTCTTGCAGCCATTCACGAACATCGTCATCGCGGTTAATCATCTCGTCCTTGACATCCAAGTGGAACCAAGGCGATGCCCCGCTGGTCAGCATCCCGTGCAGGAAAGCCGCCATCAGGTCGATGGATTGAAGCGCGGTGCCATCATAGATAAGCTCCATGCGCTTCTCGCCGCGAGACCGCTTCTTCACAATGTCTGCCTTGCGGGGCAGCATGTAATCCGCAAGTTCCTGGTAATGTGTGTCCCAGTTATCCCTGCGGCTTTTAAGGTAATCGAAGCGTTTAACGTGTTCGGATGCTTTGTTCATAGCTAACCCATCAATGTCGGTGTGCCGGTTTTGACCTCTGTCGTATCACCCAGAGCGCCAGCAACAATCGTAGCACCCCTTCCCTTGCGTCTTGCACGGGCTTGGGT